CATGAACACTCGTTCCCCGTATTGTTTGAGGGTAAGAATGCGAGCGGCTTCTGCGGCCTCCTGCGCGGGTGGTAGCCTCGCCTGCATTACATTGCCGCTCAAACTCTGCCGCCACTGATGCAAGCTCTCGATCTATGGCCTTCTGGCTCCATCCCTCCGGCACATACCATCGGCGCGTCAAATAGGACTTGTCCCGTCCACGGCTGACGCGGATCTCATAAAAGGCTTGTCCGGCCTTATTGAATTTCTTTCGCGTGGACGGCATAGCTGCACCTCACTAATTATTCGTCTGTTGGAAGCTTTAACTGGTCGTGCATCGTGTTAAGCACACGAGCGCTTTTACTATCGGTAATGGTCTCGATTTGATAAAGCGCCGTGGCATGGAGCTTTTCTAATCGCTCCTGCTGTGGTATCCCCTGCTCAATCAGCAGCGCATTGATATTTTCTAAGTTTGCGAGTACAAGTAACTGTTCAATCGATGCGAAATCACGCATATTGCCTTTTGTACCGGGATTCTCCTGCTTCCATTGCTTTGCCGTTTTCCCAAACAGCGCCACATTCAAAACATCGGCTTCATCAGCATAAACATAACCTTGCTGCACACGCGGAAGCTCTGGCGGAATTAAATTCATCTTGATCGCATCTGTATGGATTCGATAGTTTGCCTTGGCAAGGATACGTTTGACATTCCAGTCCAACGCAAGCCGGTGTCCTTCGTCTTCCTTCAGGCGTTGATAGTCTTTGATGATATACAGCTTAAATTCTGGGGAAAGCCACGATGCAAATTCAAAAGCAATATCTTTATGGGCGTATGTACCACCACCGTATCGGCCAGACTTGGAAACAATACCAATGGCATTTGTCGCTTTTACCCATTGCTGGGGGGAAAGTGTAAATGCATTCTCTCCTGCATGACTTTTAAAGGAGTCGAATTCGACCCCTTTAAAATTAGGGTTGTTTAGTTCCTCCCACAAACCTAAGAAGTCAATCGTACTACGCAACCGTAGCCAATTCTTTACTACATCCTTAGGCGCAATAGGGTTTTTATGTCTGGCCATATCAGTCAAGGAAATATAGTCCTCTTCTTTGCCAACCGTAGTTACAACGGCAATATCTACACCATCTGCGTGAATAACACTCTCAACTTTCTTGTTTGCCATATCACACCTCTTCCCTGCTCCATGCTGTGCATGGAGCTTTATTTTTACTTGTTTGGCCCATCTATAAATGAGCTTGCATTTACATTCTCTGCTGTTTCTCGAATCTGCGTACTCTTCCTATACTTTGGGATCTCAGCAAGATCCGCGGCGAACATCAGCACTCGTTGCTGTCCATCTTCATTAAGAACAGTCATACAGTTAATTATTTCTGAAAGCTTATCCGTTATTTTCTCGATAGCTAAATTTGATTTTATCAAACTATCCTGGAATAGCTTTGCAAACGCCTGTCGCTCTTCGTTGTTCGCAGTTCCATCCTCGATTTTGTGATACAGAAGTTCCCATTCAGGATCAGGCGTTGCATTGAATGTAATCAATTTATGATTTGCACGCAAGTCTCTGGAAGGAAACATCGCTTTTTCACGGGGGGCTCCATCGCCCTGACGAAGGATATTTCCGTCCTCGTCTTTAACCGTCAGGCCTGCTTTTTCTACAATGTGCTTTGTAATGATCTCGCATTGTTCATCTGCGGGAACGAGGTCAGTCCAATCGACCCCTAAAGCCGCAGCTATTTTCCTTAATACATTATATTTAGGTTCTCTTTGTCCCTTTTCATATTTGCTAATGGTGGACTTTGTAACGCCAATTGCGTCCGCTAATTCTTGTTGAGACATCCCACGTTTCAGTCTCATCGCTTTTATGTTCGTTCCTTGCATAAGCTTATTCCTCCTAATAGGACTATACCTCGCTGTATCCATTTTGTCAACATTTTTTCATTTTGGTATTGACATTTGTAGCCATTTTGGCTATAATCGAATTGCGATAGACGATTTGGATACTTCAGGAGGGAGTGAATGTAATGACCATCAACTCAATTCGTATTGAATCAATTCTGGCCGAGCGTGATATGACAAAAGCCGCACTTGCTGAAAGATGCGGGGTATCTCGACAGAATATCAGCACCATCATCCGGCGCGGCACTTGCGAGCCTCGCACAGCCGGTAAGCTGGCAGCCGGTCTCGGTGTCAGCGTCGCAGAGATCATCGAGGGGGCGCAATAATGACACCATATCAAAAGATACCAGAGGCCTGCAAATCAACCGGCCTGAGCCAATATTTTCTACGGAATGGCTGCAAAAACGGCACTGTTCCGCACGTCAAAAGCGGCCCGACGTACTACATCGACGTACCGGTACTTTTGGAGAGACTGCGAGGTGAGAGTAACGGACATTCTGGAGATTCTACAGCACTTTGAGGGCGTGAAGCGCTGCGGCGACGGTCAATATATGGCCCGCTGCCCGTGCCATGACGACCGGAAGCAAAGCCTCTCTATTGGTCGAGGCGAAAAGGGCGTGGTGCTTAAATGCCAGGCGGGATGTGATACACGCGACATCATCGCCCGTGTTGGCATTAAGCCTCGTGATCTCTTTTACGATGCAAAAGCAAAGCCCACCGAGCGCCCGCAGATCGTGTCCGTGTACGAATATCCAAATGGCGTTCAGAAGCTACGGAAATCGGACAAGTCCTTCACATGGCGTCGGCCGGACGGAAAAGGCGGCTGGATCTACAACCGTCAGGGCGTTCCGCACTCCCTCTATGTGGCCGGTTCGCTTGGTAATGTCGTGTTCATCGCCGAGGGTGAGAAGGATGCCGACAACCTCCATCGTTTGGGCTTTGATGCCGCCAGCGGCGCAGATGGTGCAGGCCCCGGCAAGTGGCGGAAAGAATACACTGAGCAGTTACAAGGCCGCACCGTGCTTATCTTCCCCGACAACGACGCCGTTGGTAAGGCTTACGCCGAGGAGACCGCCGCCTCGCTGCATGGTGTCGCCGATCATGTCCAGCTTTGCGACCTCTCAACCGTCTGGCCGGAGATTCCGGAGCATGGAGATATTTCCGATCTTATCGCTCATCTTGGTGGTGAAAAAGCCTGTGAGGCGATAGCGGAGCTCGCAACCACAACGCCGGAATGGACACCGGCCCCACCCACTGACATCTTTGAGGAATTCGGATTCTACAGCGTCCCGGACCTAACCGAGGAAGAACGCCGCCCGCCCGAGTTCATCATTGACGGCATGATCCCGTGCGGAATGACCTTTTTATCTGGTGCGCCGAAGATTCGCAAATCATTCATGGCGCTGCAGATGGCGTCCGCAGTTGCGACTGGCACTCCCTTTCTTGGACACGCTACCACGAAATGCGATGTAGCTTATCTCGATTTAGAGGGAAGTAAGAGCCGCATCTCGTTCCGCGCAGCGAAAATGTCCACGCAGATTCCGTCAAACGTATTTGTCACCAACAGCATCACGGAGCGCCTTGCCGATGGGCTCGTGGACAAGCTGCGGCAGCTCCACAGGGCACGGCCCTCGATCCGCCTTATCATTGTAGACACATATAGCCGCGCACGTGGCAGCTATAAGGCCCCCGGTGCAAGCGCTTATGACGCAGATATCATGCTACTGGAACCTGTGCAGCGCATGGCACTTGAAGAGAATATCGCTTTGCTGTTCGTTCACCATGATAAAAAAGGTGCTGGGCTCGCTCTCGATTCCTTTGAGCGCCTGAGCGGAACAATGGGTATTTCCGGTTCCTGTGACTGCGTCATAAATCTCGTTGCAGACGGAAAGCGATTTGACGGTAAGGCCACAATGGAATTCACCCCACGCGACGCGAAGGGCGGCGAAATGAGCCTCGTTTTTGATGAGCGGTTCGGAGAGTGGCAAGAAATCATCGAAACCAAGCCGGACTTGCGCGGCAATCCGATTTGTTCGTGGATCATCGAACATTCGCCCGAGCGTCAGCAAGAAGGAAAGACCTTTTCTTACGATACGCTTATTAAGGCAGTTTATGGGAGTTTTGTGGACAACCCCGGCGAAGAAGTCAGAAAGCAACTCGTTCCCCGTCGTGAAGAATTGTTTTCAAGTTATGGTATTGGCGTTCAGATGGGCGTGAAATCGAACGGCGCAAGAGGCATTCGAGTAATAAATCTGTTATAAAACACCGTCCCTGCGTCCCTCTAAGAGGGACGGTATCGCGGGAGAATAGCTTCGTCCCTCTCCCCTATTAAAAATATATGGTGTCCCTCCTACAGGGACGCAGGGACACTACTATTTTATAGAAAGCAGGTGATACTCAACGAGCGGAAGAAAATCACAAAGCAAAGGCCGCGCCGGGGAGCTGGAATTGTGCCGCCTATTGCAAGGCTACGGCTACCCCGTGCAGCCGGGCGAGGCCGTGAGCTTTGGCAGCACACCCGATTTGACAGGGCTTGACGGCATACACATTGAGTGCAAGCGTATCGAAAAGCAAGCCCTTTATGAGTGGATCGAGCAGGCGCAGCGGGACAGCGGCAAATTTAAGGACGGTTTACCGGCTATCTTTTGGAGAAAAAACCGCGCACCGTGGCTTGTCTGTATGACGCTTGAAAACTGGATGGAGCTTTACCAGCGGAAAAAAGCGGAAGAAAGCGGAAAGGAGCGCAGCGAATGACACCCAATAAAGAAAAGCTGCTTGTGGCGCTCTTGACCTCGCGCACGAAAAAAGAAGCAGCCGCAGCAGCGGGCATTTCAGATAGAACGATGCGTTCTTATTTCGAGGATAAGGAGTTTTGCCAGCGATACCGGGAAGCGTTCGCCGGAGTAGTACAGGACGCAACGCGCAGGGCGCAGCAGCTATTAGAACCTGCATTATCCACCCTGCAAACGGTCATGGAGGACGAGGAAATACCGGCACAAGCGCGGATCACCGCGGCTAAATCAATTATTGATTACTCTTTAAAACTGACCGAACAGGCTGACATTTTGGAGCAGTTGCGAGAGCTGGAACGCTGGAAGGAGGAATTAAATGGCAACCGTTGACGCACGTCTTGCATCCTTGCGCAAGTTTTTGGAATCTCATGCAAGCGGCGAAACCGTCTTCATTGTCGAGGGCGGCGGCGAATTCCACACGTCGGAGGATCCATTTTCCTACTTGCTGGAACACGGCGCATATACCCCCGACGGCACGCGCATTGTTCTTTTTCCGCACTCAATCGAGGGAGTAGACCCGCTGAGCCTGAGCCTTTATCAGCTTATTGACGAAGCGGTAGAAAAAGGGCGGTTGACCCTGCCGGCGCTGGAGAGTGACGAGATCGGAGGCAAAGCCCTTGAATAACAGCATTAAAGCCCGCATTGCCTCTTTACAGGCGATTGCAGCGCAGAAGCAAACGGGCGTAGCAATTATGACATTGCTTGAAAATGGCGCATGGGCGGCTTGTAGAGCGCCGCAAAGCCCTGAAAAGGTGTTCCAAACGGAACAGGCAGCACGAGATTATTTATCAGACTGCGAATGTGTTATCATTATCGACCTTTAAGAAAAACAGCGCAATAGCACATAAAAAAGAAAGGAAATTTATTATGGACTTTAAGGCCAACATTGAAACCCGCGAGAGCGTAGAAGCAAAGGCAAAGGCCGCTTTCGGCTTTGATTTGAGTAGCGCCCTTGACCTTGTAAAGCGCGGCGACTATGACAGCGACGAGGCGTATTTGGACGCTTGCACCCGCGCCGAGTTGGAGCGTAGCAGCCCTGAATACAGAGCCGCCAGAAGCCGCCTAAAAGTCGAATACCAGGCACGGCGAGAGGAACAGGAGCGCAAGGCACAGAGCGAAAACTATAAAGCAATCCGCAGCAGCGTGAGCCTTGACAGCGTAGACAAGCACAATATCGATGAAGAAGCCGCCGCACTTGCCCGCCGCGATCTTTCCGCAAATCGTATTGCCGCGTCCGATCTGGGCGCGACCATTGAGAAGTACGCGGCAGAGCTGACGGAAAAAGCAAAGGACAGTAAGGCCAGCAGCGCTCTTTTCAATGCTATGCTGCGCGGTCAACTGTAAGGAAAGGAGAACACACCATGAGCCAGTTTAACATTTACGCCCGAAAGCTCGATACAGTTTTCAAAGAAGCCCGCAGCGAATACAACACCGCTTTCCGCGCACTCCAAGAGGCGCAGCAGGCCAGCCGTGACGCTAACGCATGGAAGCCCGGAGACAGCGCCGAGGAAAAGCAGGTTAGAACAACCCGCGCAGCGCTAAAGCTGCATGACGCAGAAGCCACCTTTAACGAGGTGAGCGCCCGCGTTTGGGACAACTTCAAGGCCACGCGCCGCACGATCCGCGCCGAGCTGGAACAGGCAGTGCGCGCCGCCAATATTGCAAACCCCGACGCAATCGACAATAACGCCCTTGAGCTGATGAAAACCGGCGTTCTTTCCCCGGCTGATTACTCCGCGTTCATGGAGCGATTCGACAGCAACCCCACAATGCTAAAGTTAGTGGGTCACTACGCAGCCGAAGCCGCAAAGACTACGGACAGCCGCCGAGAGGCTGCAGCCCTTAACGCTATCGCTCTTGACTGCCAGAGCGGGGAGGGCGCAGTCATGCGGGCATGGGATAGCATTTCGGCAATTTCTGACAGTTGCGGCGACGGGGACGGCTACCGGCGCAAATCGCCCGGTGTAATTGTCAGCATGAGCGAAAAATGGGACGATCTCGCGGGCGAGGCCGTGGAGAACTTCTGATTTTCGATAAGCGGCAGAGATCAACATTCTGAATACAAAGCTTCCTGAAAACAAATTTAAGGAGAGATAAATATGGAACTTAGTTTTGCGAACGGTGTGCAGGAATACACCGTGCACGGCGTTAAGGGCGATGTGATCATTCGATTCAACCCGACTGACGGCGCATTTATCCAGCGTCTTTACAACGCGTTTGACACACTGGACAAGAAGCAGGAGAAATACGCAGATGAGGTGCAGAAGTGCGGCGACCGCGTTGAGATTTTCAACATTGCCGACCGCCGCGACAAGGAGATGCGCGAGATTATCGACGGCCTTTTTGAAGAGCCGGTGTGTGACAGCATCTTTGGCAGCATGAACCTCTACGCGATGGCGGACGGCCTGCATGTGTGGACAAATTTCCTGCTTGCGCTGATGGATGAGACGGACAGCGCCTTTGCTCGTGAGCAGAAAGCCACGAATCCGCGCATTCAGAAGTACACGGCAAAGTATCGCCGATGAATTGGGGCTTGCCTACCTCCGTCGAGATCGGCGGAGAAAGCTATGAGATCCGCACGGACTTTCGCGTTATCCTCGACATTTTTGTCATGCTGAGTGATCCTGATTTGAGCGGCACTGACCGCGCAGAGGGCATCTTGCAGATGTTCTATGTCTCGCCTGAGGATATCCCGCCGCAGCATTTGCAGGAAGCTGTAGACCGTTTTACATGGTTCCAGAACGGTGGCAAAGAGCCGGACAAGAAGAAATCGCCGAAGCTGGTTGACTGGGAGCAGGACTATCCGTTGATCCTCCCGCCCATCAACCGAATATTCGGACAAGATATCCGCGGAATCCCTTATGATGCGGAGACCAACACCGGGGGCGTCCATTGGTGGACGTTCCTCGGTGCGTATAACGATCTCGGGGACTGCACCTTTGCGCAGGTCGTGCGCATCCGCGACAAAAAGGCGCGCGGCAAGACGCTTGAAAAGGATGAACGCGAGTGGTACCGCAGGAACAGCAATATCGTGAATATGAAACACAAACTCAGTCAGGAAGAAGAAACGACTATTTCTAAGTGGCTGGGAGCGGGAAAGGAGCCTGTGAATGGCAAATGCTGACGGCAGTGTGATCTTCTCTTGTGATTTGGATTCGACCAAAGCACAAAAGAAACTGAGCAAGCTGCGTGACGAGATATCCGAACTGAACAGCAAGCTTGAAAAGGAAACGGGCAATAAGATGAACCTTGAAAAGCAGCTTGACGCCGCATCTCAGGCAGCGAAAGCTACTGAGGAACGCGTGAAGATGCTGCGAAAGGAAGTCGAACGGCTGAACGACCGCGAATGGATCCAAAAACAGGGATTTACACAGAACGAGTATCAGGCCAAAGTGCTCGACCGCCGCGCCGCTGCGGAGGCGGAGCTCAAACAGCAGGAAGCGCTTTTGCGCACGCAGACGAAGGAGGTCAAAACGCTTTCGGCTGCTTACGAAGAGACGACCGCCAACATCAACAGCATGACGGTAAAGCTCGACAAAGCAAAAGTCGCTGCCGGTGAGTTGATCGCTAATACGGAGCAGGAACGCAGGGAGCGCGAGGCGGAGAATTCCGCGCTTGCCAAAGCGGGCCAGTATGCCGCGCGTTTCAGAGATCAGGTCAAGAGTTTAGCGCGCTCTATGCTTGTATTCTCAGTCATCACGGCGGCGCTCATGGCGCTGCGCAAGCAGATCAAGGCGGCTATTGCGACCAGCGCAGAGGCATCCGACGCTTTTGCCCGCCTCAAAGGTGCGCTGCTGACGCTGGCCGCGCCTTTGATGGACGTACTCATTCCGGCGCTGACGTGGCTGATGAATCTGCTTGCGGCCATTGTGTCGGAGATCGTGACGATCATTTCGATTCTGAGCGGTAAGTCAAAGAAGAGCATGGAGGCATCGGGCAAAAACCTCTACAAAGAGGCCACCGCCATTGACGCGACCGGCAAGGCGGCAAAAGAAGCGACAGACGCGCTCGCGGCGTTCGATGAGATCAACAAACTCAGCACGACAACGTCCGTTGGCGGCGGTGGCGGCGGAGCATCCGCCATTGCGCCGGACTTTGATTTTGACGAAGGGCCCATGATGGAAAAGCTCGACAAGGTGTTCCAGAAGATCAATGATATCTTTAAGACCATCCGCGCGGGGCTTGAGATCGTCGTGGATGACCTCAAATGGAGCTTTGACAAGAAAGTTATCCCCAAGAGCAAGGCAACATGGCTGACCGTTTTAACGGCACTGCTCGGTGCAACACTCGGCGCGGCGTTCGGCGGCATCACGGGCGGCGTCATCGGTTTATCCCTCGGTGTGCTGCTGGGGCTGTACCTTGTGGGCCTTGACCCCGAAACATGGAAAACCGAGATGGACGCAGAAGATGCGTGGATCGTGGTCATCACGGCTTTGCTCGGTGCGCTGCTTGGCAGCGTGTTTCTTGGCATCACCGGCGGCGTGGCCGGTTTCAGCCTGGGTGCGATCCTCGGCCTTTATCTCACCGGCTTTGCAGAGGGGGACGAGGAACACGGCGGCAAATCGCAGCTTCTTTCCGAGTTGATCGTCGTGCTGTGCGCGCTGCTTGGTGCTGTTATCGGCTCTATCGTGACGCCGGGCGTCGGTACAGTCGTCGGCATGGGATTAGGCCTGATTCTCGGACTGAGCATTTACAGCGTCCGCAAAGACCCGAAGAAGGGCACGCAGCGGCTTGTCAGCATCGGGCGCAGCGTGCTTCTTGGACTGCTGGCCGGTGTTCTCGGCGTTGGCCTTGCGGCGCTGGGCATCGTCAGCGCCGGTACGGCGTTCATCATCTCGGCTTTTATCAACACCGCGCTCAAATTCTTCGTTGATAGTGTGGACGATTCCAAAGTCAGAAAAGCAACGTCCGGTTTTACCGGTACGCGCGTATCAACAAAGGCACCGGCGCGCAGCCGTCGCGTGGCGGCGCAGAGCTTAGACGGCAATGCGCCTGTGTACAACGATATCCCAGCGCTTGCGAGCGGTGCGGTCATCCCGCCGAACCGAAAGTTTCTTGCCGTGCTGGGCGACCAGAAGAGCGGAACGAACGTCGAAGCGCCGCTTTCGACCATCAAGCAGGCCGTTATGGAGGCGATGGCACAGGGCAGCCGCGAGCCCATCAATGTGAACCTCGTTGTGGATGGTAAGACGCTTGCCCGCGTGGTCGTCCCCAACATCAACAACATGACGCGCGCAGCCGGTAAGCCCGTGCTGCTGTATTAACAGGAAAGGAGACTGCAAATGTTTATCTTCGGCTATGATATCGTGCTCGACCGACTGGAACAAGTGATCCATCAGCTTGTGGAGCTGCAGACGGCGGAGTAAAGGGCGGCTTCAAAACAAGAAGGTGTTGCAGCCCCCCTGCTGGCTTGTAAGACGCACGGTAACACTGCGAGAATACAATAAGCACCGGCAAAGCAAAAGCCCACAGGAGTGTTCCTGTGGGCTTTCTGTGCTATTCCGTAATTTCTTTTTCAACGGCCTCAGCAATAAATTGATTAAGTGATTTTCCGCGTTCTGTGGCGGCAACACGCCATCTATCCTTCGTTCCCTTTGGCACACGGATCTGTATGCTGTCTGTTTTTTCTTTTAAATATTTAATTGATGCTTTTTTCTGCGCATCTGTGTACTTATCGCCCATTCGCCACCTCCTAACACAGAGTATTATATCACATCATTATATATGTATGCTATATACGTATTGCACAATATGCTTGCTATATATTTGTTGTATCCGTCTATTGAATATATGCTTGCTATATACTATACTAAGACCATGCAAGGGACAAGAGATTGAGCGAAGGTCGATAGTCAACGCGACACCGTAAGAGCTGGAACGGAGAAGATTGATAGAAATTCCCGAAGGGATAGATACTCAGAGCCGCCAGCCGCCGATATCACCCGCAAATAAGGAGGTAAAACAATGAGCATCAATGAAATGGACAGCAAGATCAAGGAGCTGCGCGAGCTTCGCCGGATGGCTGACGAGCTGACCGCAGAAATGGAGGCCATTCAGGACAGCATCAAGGCCCACATGGACGCCGAGGGCGTGGACACCATCAATGGTACCGATTGGAAGGTGACCTATAAGGCTGTGACTTCCTCTCGTCTGGATACCAACGCGTTGAAAAAGGCGCTCCCCGATCTGGCGCAGCAGTTCACCAAGACCACCACGGCCCGCCGGTTCTGCATCGCATGAGAAAGGCCCCATGTCCCAGCCGACCAAAGCAAGAGGACACGGAGCCACCACCAACCACCACAGGGAGGCCGGTAAGGGTATTATACCGACCTCCCACCGAGAAAACAAGGAGGAAATCTATGTACATCGAAGAAACCACCATCAAAGAGCGTATCGCCATCAGCAACGCCATAACGCCCATTTTCGTTGACCTTGAGCGGGCTGAAAATCTGCTCGACACAATTCAAGATGAATGTTTCGAGTTCAAAGGCGGAATTACATATCTCTCCGCAAATGCAAAATGGGTGTATGACATGGTCTGCATTGTAAACAACATTTTGTGCGACGCCATCGCCGCTTTCTATCTCACGATAGGTTATGACGCCAATAATTGTGCTGAGTATTATTTCAAAAATGCCCAGTATGCGGAAACGGTTCTAAAGTGTGAAGAGACGCTCAACCGCATTCGCGATGTAGAACAGAGTTTGCCGGAAGATCGCCGCAGGAGAGTTCTTGAGATTAGAAAAAAAGTTGACGACATGAAAGATGAAGATGCCCTTCCCATCCTCGAATCGCTGCTTAAGGAGGCTCGCAATGGATAATAGTATGCTTGCACTGCTTTCCGGCACGGATAAGATTCAATTCCAGATGCACTGCGCCATCGAATCCGTGCGGCAAAGCTGGGTCGCATTGACGCAGGGCGATGATATGCCTACCGAAGCCGATTATGACGCGCTATGGGGCACTTATCACCGCCTGTCTCAGTTGGACGCAGAGTTTCTTCAAAACAAAGAAGACCTCTGGGCAGCCTTTGGACAGCTCTCTAAGGACGCAGAAAGCGAGGTGTCTGCATGAAACTCCTATACTGCGCTCGCTGCACAACCCCGCTGATGAGTGCGGCCACGGTGCATATTTGCCCGTGCTGCGGGGCTGCATACCGTCAACGCGGCACGCGCTTTTCCTTTGTCGCTGATCTGTCCGGCGTATCCGTCAAAGAGCTGATGCAGAGCATGGAGGTCACACCATGAACGATAATGACAGATTCTATCCTGTCGTGCAAACGCCGCTCGGAAAGGTGCTGCTCATCGGCGCAACTATGACCGTCGAGCGCGAACGCGAGCTTTTTGGAAAAGAACTGAATACCGAACACAAATAATCCGCTATACTAAGATGAAAAGCCGCCCTTTTGAGCGGCTTTTTTCTGTCGGTATGGGTTTTTGTATGGGTTTTCTAAAGAGTTCAAAAACCGAGCACAATCCTTTTCTCTTTAAAAATCGCAAATATAAAGCAAAAACCGCTCAAATCAAATGATTTAAGCGGTTAATGTTGGAGCTGCTGGGCAGATTCGAACTGCCGACCTCATCCTTACCAAACTGCCGTAGAGCCTTCCAGCCCCTGCTGTACAAGGCTTTTCGGCGGTTTTTTGTCCAAAAAGGATGAGGTCACAGCCTGTTTGTTCCATTGTTTCCGTCCGCGCATTTCCCCGTGTGGGTCACGGTGTGGGTCAAGCGGACACCTCCGCGTCAAAGAAGCCGCGGATGGGCTGCGCCGTCACATTTCGTTTCGCCGCGTCTCGCTCATAATTGATTCGGGTAATCTCTTCAATGAAAGCCTTCTGCTCCTCGCTGGCTTTCGGCCACGACACGCCGAACTTTCGGCACATCGCAAAAAAGGTGCGATACCACAGTCTGTCTTCTTCCGTTTCATGTGTGAAATACCACTTCGCGTCTTCCATTGTCAGCCCTCCTCCAAATAAGATACAAAAATATCTCTGGCAGCCTCATCACAAATCAAATACCGCGGAGCTGCACCTCTTTCACGCCCAGGGATCAGCAATGCCCCGAAATCCCGTTCGTAATGTCTTGCCAACTCCGGTGTCTTCGCATCCAAGGTCACATCGCCATTGAATCCGGCATCCACAGACAGCTTGATGCCATAGGCGATCAAAGCCCGCCCAATGCCGTGGTATTTCGGACGCTCGCAAATCGTCGGATTGCTTTGCGCCTGACTCTCCATATAGACAATATGGACGGCAACTACATCTTCGCTGATCTCATAAGCTCCCAAAGCCACCAATTCGCCAATCTGCGTTTTTAGTCCATAGATATCAAATTTGCCTTTTGAGATATACTCGCTGGTCCAATCCGTCTGCCACCGCGGTTCTTTTGTTGTTGTCGCGGCATCCTGCGGTGTCATTGGCTCAATAGCCACTGGCACCCGCTGATTCATTGCATCATAAACAAACGGTCGAAACTGCACAGCTCTCACCTCATAAGCAGTATACCACGGTTTTTGTGAAAAATGAAGTAACAAATTGAAGGCATCGCATCTGCGTTTTTTATTCCAAAAGCGCACCGCTGTAATCAAAGAATACCCCTCCCACATTTGTCATCTCGTTATAATAAGAAATACCGCAGATTGAAGGGCTACAAAAGCCGCCCTGCGCACGTACACATTGTCATATTTTGCGCTGCTGTATTCAATAAAAGCCGTTCAGCGGAGATAGCCGGCATCGACTATCCCCGCTGGGCTTATGTATAAAGTTTCTCAAGTACGGTCACCGGCTCATTACGGACATTGGCAAGAAACCCAGTCTTAAACTTCGGGCAATACTGCAAGTGTCACATCAAAATTGTATCGCTACGGACCTTCGTCCTCGTCTTTCCTCCGCAAATCGGGCAGTGGATAAATTCTGTTTGCGCAATCACATCTTCGCCGCAAGTTCT